CTCGTGGCGACCAATGGTCAAATGATGGCAATGTTCGTGAACTGAAGGAAGTGAAACTGTATGAGGTTTCTGTGGTGACTGGTTTCCCGGCATACGCAGCCACCTCTGCCAGCGTGCGCAGTCTTGACACTTTGGCTCAGCGTGCACAAGTTGACGCAGACAAACTGGCTGTCGCAATCACGATGCTGGAATCTGGTTCGGAGTTGGATGACGATCAGGCAGGTTTGTTGAGTGATGTTGTTGCCAAGTTGCGCAAACAACCCGAAGCTGCACCATCTCGAATCGGTGTGTTGCAGAAGCAACTTGATTTGCTGAAGAGCATCGCCTAGGATTCTTCGCACAGTTGATGTGCGGAGCCGCTGCTACTGCCAGTTGAGGAGCCTCGCTGGGTGCGATACCAAATCCTTGCGTACCCCAAAACCGTCCAAGAAAGGACATTCACTCAAATGAAGGAATATATTGACCGTCAGGTCGAACAGCGTCAGCGCACTTGGGAAGCAGCGAAAGCTCTTCTCGACACGGCTGCTGCCGAGAAGCGTGACCTGACCTCCGAAGAAGAAGCGTCGTACAAGAAGATGAACGACGAACTCAGCGAGCGTGCAGCCCGCATCGAAGCCCTCAAGGCTGATGCGGAGCGTGAGGCCAAGATTGAAGCGGCAACCCGTGAAATCTCCGGCCAAGTACGTCCAACGGCCAAGGCTGTGTCAACCGATGCAGACGTGCTCCGTTCGATGGCTCGTGGCGAGACCCGTTCGTTCACCTTCGAGCAGCGTGACGTCACCAAGGCATCCACCGGCGCACCAGTACCAACGTCGTTCTACGACCAGGTCATTGCGCAGGCTCGCCTTGTCGGCCCAATGCTTGACACCTCCACAGTGCTGCGCACTGCCGGTGGCGAGAACCTCCAGATTCCATCGCAGGCTGGTTGGTCAACGGCGGCAATCACCGCCGAAGGCTCAGCCATCAGCGAGTCCGATCCGACGTTCAACAGCTTCATCACCTTGGGTGCTTACAAGTACTCGTTCCTGGTGCAGTTGAGCCGTGAACTCATCGAAGACTCGGGTGTTGACATCTTGAGCTTCCTTGCCACGCAAACCGGAAACGCAATCGGCTTCGCCGTCAACAACGCACTCACCGTCGGAACTGGTACAACCCAGCCGAAGGGTGTCGTTGCTGCCGCAGGTTCGGGCGTGCTCGGAACCGTCGCAGGTGGACTCTTCACCGCAGACAACCTCATCGACTTGGCGTACAGCCTGGACGGTGCGGCACGTCGTCTCCCCGGCGTTGGCTGGATGATGAACACCGCATCCCTCGGCGCTGTCCGTAAGTTGAAGGACACTGCTGGTTACTACATCTTCAGCCCAGCGCTGGCAGATGGCAACGACCAGGTCCTCAACTTCCCGGTCTACGAGAACCCAGCAATGGCCTCGCAGGCTTCGGCAGCCAAGTCAGTCCTGTTCGGACACCTCCCCAGCTACTACGTCCGTATGGCTGGCGGTCTCCGTTTGGATCGCAGCGACGACTACGCATTCAATGCGGACCTCGTCACCTTCCGTGCGTCAATGCGCGTGGACGGTAACCTGCCACAACCAAGCCACATCAAGTACTTCATCAACAACAGCTGATTCAGCCAAGTTGAAGAAGTCCCTTGATTGGGGCTACAAAAGTTAGATGGGTCGGGGTGAAACACGCAGGGTCATCCCGGCCCATCTACACTTGATAGAACAACCTGCTACCTGCGAGAGGAGACTGCGTGAATGCGAATAATCATCAAGGGAGTCCCATTGGACTTACCCGACCCGACGGCGATCCTGCTCTTGCAGCGGGGCGCAGCACACTTACCAGAGGAGTCAGTCGTAGATCCTCGGACGCAGTCCGAGCCCTCTGGTACTCGAACGCCCCGTGGGCGGGAACGGGCTACGGCCAACAAACCCAGCAAGCGGTCCAAAGGCTCATCAAAGACGGGCACGAAATCGCAATCCACGCAATCTACGGGCTCGAAGGGTCAACGTCGACGTGGAACGGCATCAAAATCTACCCGAGGGGAATGAGTGCATATAGCGACGATGTGGTCGTTGCGCATTGGATGGAGTGGACGCAGGCAACAAATCTGCCGAAGTTGCTGATGACGTTGTTTGATGTGTGGGTGTTGAAGGCCCCGAACTTGGACAAGGTTCCGAATATTGCGTCGTGGGTGCCGGTGGATCATCAGCCGTGTCCGCCGGAGGTTGCTGCGTTTTGTCAACGTCCGAATGTGATGCCTATTGCGATGAGCCAGTTCGGTGCTCGCATGTTGGAGCAGTTAGGGATTCGCAGCCTGTATGTTCCTCACGGTATTGAGTCGGTGTTCAAGCCGACGCCAAGCATCAAAGACCAGGGTGGCAAGTCAATTACTGGCCGTGAAATCATGGGGTTTGCTGAGGATCAGTTTGTGGTCATGATGACCGCAGCGAACAAGGGTGTCTATCCGCCACGCAAGGCGTTCGCTGAGAACTTTATGGCGTTCAGCATGTTTGCCCAGAAGCATCCTGATGCGGTGTTGTATATGCATTCTGAGGAGATGGGGTCGGCTGGTGGTATCAACTTGAAGGAGTTGGCTGAGATGTGCGGTATTGAGCCGCATCGCATCAAATATGCCGACGCCTACCTATATCGTCTAGGTTTGCCCCAGAACGCTATGGCAGCCCTCTACAGTGGCGCTGACGTGCTTCTGGCGGCCAGCATGGGGGAGGGCTTCGGTATCCCTGTGGTGGAGGCTCAGGCGTGTGGTACGCCCGTTATCGTCTCGAACTTTACGGCTCAGCCGGAGTTGGTTGGGGATGGTTGGGTTGTGGAGGGTCAGCCGTTTTGGGATGCTGCTCAGAAGTCGTGGTTTTTGACGCCTTCGGTGCCGAGCATTTTGGATGCGTTGGAGCAGGCGTATGCCCGTGGTCGTGGCCGTTCTAAGAAGGCTGTGGACTTTGCGAAGCGTTATGAGGCGGATGCTGTGTTTGAGTCGCATTGGAAGCCGGCGATGAAGGAGATTGCTGAGTGGTGCCGCTTGTCCCAGTCGTAGTCGTCCCGGTGCTTACGGAGCATCATCGAGTGGATTCGATGTTGGCTTCGTTTGATGGCCGTATTCGTGACCTGGTGGTGATTGACAACGGCAATCATCCCAAGTGGGTGCCGTTCACTGATAAGGCGCAACGCATATTTCACTATCGGATGCCAACGAATTTGGGTGTGGCTGCGTCGTGGAATCTGGGAATCAAGGCGACGTGCAAGGCGTCGGGTTGGTTGATTGTAAATCATGATGTGGCGTTCGGTGCGAACGGTGTTGAGGACATGTTTCGGTTGGCGTCGACGAACAATTTAGTGTTGGGTGGGAAGCCGCCGTGGTCGTGTTTCTGGTTGGGTGCTGGTGTGGTGCAGAAAGTTGGCTTATTTCATGAGGGGTTTCATCCAGCGTATTTTGAGGACAATGACTATGAGATTCGGGCGCAACGTAAGGGTGTAGAGATTGGGCGTTCGTCGGCTGCGATTTATCATCGGAACTCCAGCACGTTGCAGTCGAGTGCTCAGTTTCAGCAGAAGAATCAGGCGACGTTTGATGCGAATCGTAGGTTGTTTGAGGAGCGTATGGTGCAGGATGTTCCGTTGGATTGGGACTTGAATCGACGATTGGAGTTGGGGTGGGATTGAAAGAGACGGTGGTGGTGGCCACGACTCCTGGGCGTGAAGCTTGGTTGGCTGAATGTTTGGCAAGCATTGAGCGTGAGGTGTTGGTGTTGCGTCAGGGTGGGACGTGGGAGTTGGGGAAAATCAAGTGGCTGTATGAGAACACTCAACTGGATCGGTTTCTGTTTCTGCATGATTCGGTGGTGGTGAAAGACCAGGCGTTCTTTGACCGAATGTTTGAGCATGAGGGTTCGGTGTCGGTGACTGATGACCCCGGTATTTTTGGAATGTTTATGGGGATTTATACGAGAGAGCATTTGGGTCGGGTGGAGTTGTATTCGCCGGTGACGCAACGGGATTCGATTCGGGCTGAGGTGGAGTGGACTCGGGGTTATGCGGCTGCGGCTGGTGTGGTGCCGGTGGTGTTTCCTGAGTTTCGGGATTCTCGGAATGTGGGGTTTGTGGAGCATCATGGGCGTCGGAACATGGTGTTGGAGAATGACTATTTGAGAAAGTTCAAGGGAACATGGGGCTGATCGGTCAGGAGATTCGTCGGGTGTTGTTCGGTTCGCAGGATGTGTATGCGGATGCTGGCCCGTCGGATAACGGGTATCCGCATACGCATCTTTCGGAGGCGTTGGTTGAGCGTGTGATTGGTGAGCGGCAGCCTCAGTATTGGGTTGAGGTGGGGTCGATGTTGGGTGGGTCGGCGTTGTTGGTGGCTCGTGTGGCTGAGCGTCTTGGGTGTGAGTTGGACATTGTGTGTGTTGATCCGTTCACGGGTGATGTGAATATGTGGGCTTGGGAGCAGGATTTGGTTCGGTCTGGGAAGTGGCGGTTTCTTGGGTTGGTGAATGGTGCTCCGACGATTCGGCAACGGTTCTTGGCGAACGTGAAGGATGCCGGGTTTGAGGATGTGATTACTCCGTTGCCTGCGACGGGGATTGTGGGGATGAATGTGTTGGAGCGGGTGTCGAACTATCGGCCCGATGTGGTGTATGTGGATTCGGCTCATGAGGAGGATGAGACGTTTTTGGAGTTGTCAACGGCGTGGGATTTTTTGGTGAAGGGCGGGTTGTTGATGGGTGATGATTTGGATTGGCCTGCTGTGAGGAATGATGTCTACAAGTTTGCTGGGTCGGTTGGTGCTCAGGTTGAGGTTGTCGGGAATCAGTGGCTTGTTGGCAAGTAGGATTGACCGAGTATGGCGACTAACGGTTATGCGACAGTCAATGAGGTGAAGTCGGCTCTGAGAATTGGGGTCGGTGACACGATTGACGACACGTTGATTGACAACTGTGTTGGTGCTGCTTCTCGTCTAATTGACGGTTATTGCAACCGCCAGTTCTGGGCTGCCACTACCGCTACCGCTCGTGTGTTCCAAGCGAACACTGAGTATGTGTGTGATGTGGACGATTTCTATACGACCACAGGTTTCGTGTTGAAGACTTCGTCGTTTGCTGACGGCAACTTTGATACGACATGGTCAACGAGTGACTATCAGTTGGAGCCGTTGAACGGCATCCTTGACGGGCTCACTTGGTCTTATGACAAGATTCGTGCCGTTGGCGCATATCTGTTCCCGACGGTGAATGCGAACTATGGTGAGCAGGCGTTGGTGCAGGTGACTGCCAGATGGGGTTGGGCGACGATACCGGAGCCAATCACCCAAGCTTGCATCATTCAGGCTTCCCGTATCTTCAAGCGTTACGACTCCCCGCTCGGTGTGGCTGGGTTCGGTGACTTGGGTGCGATTCGTGTATCTCGGTTCCTTGACCCTGACATGGCTCAGTTGGTTGAGCCTTACCGACGTATGCGGATGTTTGCCTAATGCCAGCAACACCAAGCCAAGTCAAAGACGGACTCAAAACCGCCATTCAGTCGGTGCCTGGGTTGCGTGCCTTTGACTATCAACCAGATCAGGTGAACCCTCCGTTTGCGTGGCCGACGCTGGACGAGATTCGATTCCATCAGACAGGTATGGCGAGTGGTGGTGTGGTCATGGATTTCACCGTCACCATCGTGGTGAATCGCCAGTCGGAGCGTACGGCTCAGGATGCGTTGGATCAGTACACGGCGTGGAGTGGTGCGCAGTCGTTGCGTGCAGCCATCGAATCTGACCGCACCCTAGGTGGTGTGTGTGATGACTTGATTGTCGGTTCGGCTGGGAACTTCACGAACATTGACGCCAATGACACGTTGTATCTGACGATGGATTTCAAGGTTACGGTGTACGCTTAGAACATGGCAAAATATCTCGTATCAGGACCATTTCCAGTTAGCGGCATTCAGCCGGGCGGGCATGTGGACGGAAGTGGCATTGACAATGTAGAGTTGTTGATTGCAGCAGGCGTCCTCACGCCAGTTACAGAAACACCAAAGAAAACCTCAACAGCCGATAAGGCAGGAGACAAATAATCATGGCAAAGCTTGTCCTCAAAGATGCGAACATCGTGTTCAACGGAACCGACATCTCGGCAAACGTCGCATCAGTCACGCTGTCAACGACAGCCGCAGAAGTTGCAACCACCGCCTTCGGATCGTCAGCAGTTACCCGAGTATCAGGTCTCATTGACAACTCGGTGACGTTCAGCATCCACAACGACTACAACGCCATCGACGGAATCTTTTTCCCTCTCGTCGGCTCAACCGCAGTCAGCTGCGTCATCAAGCCAAACGGAACTGCTGCTGCCTCTTCGGCTAACCCGAGCTACACCTGCTCAGTGCTCGTGACCGAGTGGACTCCTGTGAATGGAGCGGTTGGCGACCTTGCCACTGCCGATGTCACTTTCCCAATCTCCGGCGGAATTACCAAGAGCGTCGGCGCCTAAATATAACCACTTCACCCTGCGGAGGTAAAACATGAAATTGGTTCTATGGGTCTACGGACCTGATGAAGAATCACGAGAATGTGTCGCTGAGTTTGTTGACTTCGTCAAATACGAGGAAGCTCACAGTGTCTCAATGTCAAAAGTTGAACAGGACATCAAAATCCGTGATCTTGCCTGGCTGGCTTGGCATTCAGAAAAACGACGCAATAAGACAACAACCAGTTTTGACCAATGGCTAGAGACTGTCAGCAATATCAGTCTTGATGCTGGGGAGGGAAAGATTGTCCCTTTGGAGAAGACTCAGCCCACTGGATGATCGCCTATTTGGCGTGCGAGACGGGCATCGCCCCTTCTCAACTGTTGGCTGAGTCACCAAGAATGTTGTGGACAATGCAAAAATACATGTATTGGCGTTCAATCAAACAGAACCCAAACACGCCCTACACTCGCTGACATGGCACTTATACCACGACCAAAATCTCAGGGCTACACATATACACGAGTTGCGGCAGGTCGAGCAGGTGAAGTTGCATTTGCCGCACCGGGTCTTATGGAGTTTTTGCGTGATGCAAGTCAAGCACAAGAAGGATTTTCCAAGGCACTGCGCAAAGCATCAGAAAAAATAGCTGAACATGTAGTTGACAAGGCGAAACAGAATGCGTCTGGACAGCCTCCTCATGGAGCACAACGTCCTGGCTCTTCAGGCCGATCACAAGCACAAGTGGTGGCGAATGCCTTGCGTGCTCGACGTGATCGAATTCCAACAATCAAACTTGACCATCAAAGACTGTATCCATCAAAATCTCGTTCTAATACCAAGCGAACTAGAGGTAAAGCATTCGGACCTGGATTGACTCGTAAAGTCACAATGGGTGACGTGTTTTACGGCGCTGAATTTGGTGGTCGTCGTCGACCTACGACGCAACAGTTCTTGCGTCATCGAGGCCGTCAGGGCTATTTCTTTTGGCAGGCAGTGCGGGATAGCAAATCATTCATTGTTGAGGAATACTCCAATGAAATTGAGCGCATTCTGAAAGAGCTTGCCAAAGGCGCAACTTGATACTACGCTGAAGCAAAAGGAGCCCGCCATGTTCCCAGAAGTCAGTTTTGACCACGTTCGTGCTGTCAGATTTGATTATGTAAAATCTATAGTCCCGAAGCCGTTTGCAGGTTCGTGGATTCAGTTGTGGTCTCGTCTTTGCATCCGCAAGGAAACCAAACGCAAGGATCAGCGTGCGTTGTGGTCACCAGTCATCTATGCACCAGGCACGACACGAGGGAATCACAATGTGGAAGCAGTGACCTGTCTGGTGGTTGACATGGACGGTGAATCGTTTGACCACGCTCGTTTGGATGGTTTGGAATGGTTTGCCTACACCACTTGGTCACATCGCCCAAATGACGAACACTGGCACTTGGTTCTACCACTCAAAGACCCGGTTCCTGCGCATCGTTGGGGTGAAGTATGGACTCGGTTGCATGAACGAATCAACATCGTGGGCGACCCAGCAACTAAGGATCCTGCTCGAATCTTCTATCTCCCCCAGCATCCGGTTGGTCACTTTGATTGGTCGTCTCGGAAATATGGGCATGGTGAGTTTCTGGATGCCGAGTTGGGAGAGTTGTTCGTACCTCCGACAGTTCGCACTTATCCTTCGCCGAGAACTGCAGAAACTCGTCAAAGCAGAAATGAGCATTGGCGCCCCGAATCTTGGTGGAATGAACCACAGGATTTGAGTCGATTTGCTGGACTAACTCAACCTCAGATTGCAGCGAAATTGTTGGGTGAGTTTCGTGACCTGCGAAAGTCCTGGGTTCTTGACTGAGTAGAATTGCCGCTTATGGCCGTTGAGCGTCAATTCGTTGTCAAGTTGTTGGCTGACCCAACCCAACTCATCAAGGATTTTCAGACAGTCCGTGGTGAAGCTGAAAAAACATTCGGCATCACGAACGCCAAACTTCAACAACTACTTCCCACCTTCAAGATACTCACTACTGCAGCAGCAGGTGTTTTTGGTGGTTTAGTTGCTGGTGCTGGCATGGCGGTCAGAGCAGCAGCAGAGCAGGAGGCTCAGCAGCAACGTCTACGTCAAATCCTTCTGACTACTGGTAAAGCGACTGCATCTCAGGTTGATGCACTAAACGATCAGGCAAACGCCTTGGAGCAGGTTGGTGTTGTTGCTGGTGGCAATATCACAATTTTGCAATCCCAACTCGCAACTTTTGATTTGCAGGCTGACACGATTGCCAGATTGACGCCCGCAATCGTTGACTATGTCGTAGCCGAAAAAGGTGCATCTGCTACTGCGGAAGATTTCAAGGCAATGACCAATGGCTTGGCTCAAGCCCTGAATGGCCAATTCGGTGCGCTTACTCGTGTTGGTTTTGTTCTTGATGAGGCCACAAAAGCGACGATTGAAAATGGAACTGAGTCTGAACGGTCTGCTGCTCTGGTTGAGGTTCTCAATTCAACCTACAAAGGCTTCAATGCTTCTTTGCGTGAAACCACGGAAGGCCGAATGCAGGCTTTCCGAAATTCATTAGGCAAACTACAGGAAGACATTGGCAAAGCACTTCTACCAGTATTTGAGACATTCGTCAAAGTTTTGGGAACATTTGCTGATTTTGCTGCCAGAAACAGTGCGGCAGTTGGCGTACTTGGCGGTGTCTTGGGTGTTCTATCGACAACTGTGTTGGCACTTGCCGGATACTTGAAGATTGCCGCATTTCAGAAACGTCTGATGAATGATGAGTTCACCAGGGGTCTCATCACAATGCGAAATGCTGAAGGTCAAATTACTCGTACGGGCGTAGCGGTTCGAGGGTTGGGTTCAGCTTTGACCGGTTTGTTGGCCGCTCAAGCAGTAGCGAGTGTTCTAAATGAAGTCACCGGTGGGACCCGACGTCTTGAAGATCAAATGAAAAAGACTGCTGCCGCATTGAATGGTTTTGAGTCTGGTACGCAAACAGCAGAGGATGCGATTCGAGAGTTCATTGGTGTCGCACAAGCGGATTTGAGAAAATTGGATCCGATTGGTGCAATCGGTGGTGTGGTCAAGTTTGAGTCGTTTGGTCGACAGTTCAAGTTGTTGTCTGATGACATCAAACTTGACATTGAAGTGCTTGATAAAACATTCCGAAAGTTCTTAGATAGTGACCCAACAAAAGCGGCTCAAATTGTTGACGCACTTGAAGCTCAACTCAAAGTTACTGACCCATCAAGTCGTTCTTACAACGACTTGAAAGATGCTATTGAGCGTTATCGTGCTTCGGTCAATTTGACGATTGCTGCTCAAGGTCGTCTCAATGATGAGATTGAACAGACTCCAATTATTGTTAGGACAACTTCACAAGCTTTGTTGCAAAGTGCGCTGGCTCGTGGCAAGGTCACCGACGCCTCAACTCGTTATATAACGAACGAAAAGCAATTCAATGACATTGCAAAAAAGGTGGCTGACTCACTGAAATCTGGTGCTTCTGCAACAGACAAAATTGCTGATGCTAAAAAGAAACTTGATTCTGCTACAAGAAGTCTCTCCTCTGCACAAATTAGCGAAAGAAACTCAATTGAGCGAGTTACGGACGCTCAAAAAGGTTTGGATCAAGCAAATGAGTCGGTTATCAAGGCAAAGGAAAAATTGTCTCAAGCGATTCGTGGTTTTGGTTTAGAGTCCAAGAAAGGTGCTGCCGCTTCAAGGTCCTTGACGATGGCCCAAAGAGATTTGAGCAAGGCCAATACCGAGGTCAAAGATGCTCAAGATCGAGTCATTCAGGCAGAGAAAAAGTTGGCTGAATTACGAGCTAAGGCAGCCGACCCAAATGAAGTGACGAATGCTGAGTTTGGATTAGAGAAATCAAAACTTGATGTAGAGGAAGCAACTCTTGCTGTTCAAGAGGCTGAAGAAGCTCTTGCCAAAACATTGCAAGATCCCGAAGCTTCACCGATTGAGAAGCGTCGTGCTGTTGGCGTTAGTGTCAGCAAAGTTTGGTTTGCGTGACGCCCTGCTTGATGTTGGTGAGGCTGAACGAAAGGTTATTGAGGTTCGTGCTACTGGTGCCACTCCTGATGAGTTGGCTGAAGCTGAACTGGAACTTCGAGATGCTAAAACTGCTGTTGAGGATGCAATTTATAATCAAACCAAGGCAGTTGAGGATCTTACTACTGCACAGGAGGAATACCGCAAGATTGTTGAGGGTATTCGTGAGGGTGATGAAGAATATGTGGAGTTGTCTAAAGACATTGTGACGGCTGAAGAAAATCAGGCTGCTGCTTCAAGGGATCTTCGTGATGCTCGTGAGGGTGCTGCGACTGCTACAGACAATCTTCGTCAAGCGGAGGAGGAGTTGCGTGCGAGCCGTAGAGAGTTGCGTGTGGCTCGCACTGGTGCTCCTGGGCGTGCTTTTGGTGGTCCTGTAGTGTCTGGGCGACCATACATTGTTGGTGAACGTGGTCCAGAAATGTTTGTTCCATCAGGGAGTGGAAACATTGTGCCGAACAACAAACTTGGTGGTGGGGGCGTGAATGTTCAGGTTGTTGTCAATGCGGGTATGGGTGCTTCAGGTACTCAGGTTGGTCAAGAGATAGTTGATTTTCTGCGTGCGTACACAAAAGTTTCTGGTCCGTTATCTCAATACGTTGAGGTCTGATTGTGGCTAAAACATCTATTTGGGGGCAGACCTACAGGGTGTTGATGGATACCGGGTTGTTGCAAGATGCGTTCACCCTTGATTCATCCACACTCGACGGCCCTGACGTATTGGACGGTTCAACGGATTTTGCTGACGTTACTGAGTATGTGACCAGCGTGTCTATTCGCCGTGGACGTTCTGACCAACTTCAATCCATGCCAGTTGGACAAGCCACCATCGTGCTTGACGACAAAGCATCAGGCAGATCATTTGACCCGGCAAACACCGCATCCCCCTACGTTCAGAACGGCTACGGCATCGCCCCACGACGCTTCGTCCAAATCTATGCAGGCACAGCCGGACAAGAACCACTCTTTGTCGGACGAGTCAACGACCTCGACATCGACTATCAGCAACCAGACAACAGCTTCGCCATCATCACCTGCGTCGACGACCTCTCCGCCCTAGGTCGCACCAACCTCACTGCCTTCAATCCATCCAGCCAACTCACCTCCGCCCGAGTCACCGCCATCCTGGATCGCCCAGAAGTGGCGTACTCGACTGCCACCAGGAGCATCGGTACCGGGGTGGCCACCGTTGGCACCGTCGCCTATGAGGCCAACGACAACGTCAAATCAGCCATTGACGCAGTCATGCTCGCAGAAGACGGGCGTTTCTATATAGATCGTGGCGGTACAGCAGTCTTCCAACCTCGCATCTCCTACTCCTTTGACACCGCAGGAATCCAATTCTCGGACACGCCAGCCGGCACCGTCATCCCCTACCAAGAACTCTCTGTCGGCTACGGCGCAGAAACCCTCTACAACCGAATCCAAGTCGGCGTCCAAGGCTTCGCCGTCTCCACCGCAGTCGACACCACCAGCACCACCGAATTCGGCGTCAACACACTCAGCCTCTCCGACGTCCCACTCAACACCCAAGCAGCAGGCGACACCCTGGCTGCCAACCTCCTCGCCAAATATAAAGACCCCGTCGTCCGCTTCAACGAAATGAGCATCCTCGTCAACGGACTCAGCGCCAGCAACGGCCAAGCCGTCTCCATCCTCGACATCGGAGACCTCGTAGAAATCAGCAAGACCTACCAGCAGGGCGCACCGGGAACCGTCACCAAAACGATGTATATCGAGAACCTGAGTCATGACATCACGCCAGGATTTCATCGCATCCGACTCGGTCTCGGTCAAGCCCAACTCATCACCCAATTCATCCTTGACACCAGCGAACTTGATGACACAACTGTTGGGCTAGGATAGGCACGATATGACTGCACGACAGAGCTTCTCTTCTGGACAGGTGTTCACAGCAGCGCAGGCCAACGGTCTGGCCGAAGCCATCATTGCTGTGAATGCACAAGGCACAGCAACCTCCTACACTTTCGGTTCAGCCGACGCAGGAAAACTGGTTACATTCACGGGCGGTTCTGCAACGGTCACGATTCCAACTGTGGCATCATCTGGTTTGGCTATTGGCGATCAGATAAATGTTGCACAACTTGGCACTGCACAAATCACGTTCGGTACTGCGTCGGGAGTCACTCTTGTCTCTGACGGAACGGCACGCAAAACGAAAGGTCAATACGCAGTCGCCACTTGTGTTCAATACGACACAAACGCTTGGCTGCTTCTCGGAAACATAGCGAGCTAAACAATGCAAATCCTTGCAGTGCCTTCTGGTGCTCAGGCTCCAACGAGCGTTGAGTATCTTGTTCTCGCTGGCGGCGGCGGAGGCGGCGGTCAACGCAACACAAACGGCTCCGGTGGTGGTGGCGGCGCTGGTGGATATCAGACAAGTTCATCATTTGCAGTAATACCTGGAACTGCATACACCGTGACTATTGGTGGTGGCGGAGCAGGTCGAGCAAACAACTCGGGACTATCTGGTGGCAACGGCAACAACTCGGTGTTCAGCAGCATCACGTCAACTGGTGGAGGCGGTGGCGGTGGGTGCAACGCCGGAGGCAATCTTGTTGGAGAAAACGGGGGATCAGGCGGTGGCGGTTCATTTACCAAGGCTGGTGGTACTGGCACAGTCGGACAAGGCAACAACGGTGGTGCTGGTAACGCAACACAAGAAACTGGTGGCGGTGGCGGTGGCGCTGGTAGTGCAGGTGGGCTAGGCGGCAACCCCAACGGTGGCGCACAGGGTGCAGGTAGCGCATCAAGCATTACTGGTGCATCTGTAACTCGTGCTCAAGGTGGAGAAGGAGGTTGGAAAGATACGACAGTGGCGGCCAATGGTGGCGGTGGTGTTGCCAACCTCGGTGGTGGTGGCGGTGGCGGATCAAACGGCAACACCACACCCGGAGGAGCTAACGGAGCGTCCGGAGTCGTCATCATCGCCTACCCTGATTCCTTTGCCCCTCTCAAATCAATCGGCGCAGGTCTGACATACACAGTTTCAACGAGTAGTCGAACTGGTTTCCGTGTCTACACATTCACCGCAGGAACGGACTCAATAACGGTATAGACATGGCTCACTACGCATTTCTTGATTCCAACAACTTCGTCGTTGAGGTCATTACTGGACGAGACGAAAATGATTTGCCTGAAGGCATTACGTCTTGGGAAATTTACTACGGCAACATTCGTGGCCTGACATGTAAGCGAACTTCTTACAACACCTACTACGACGGAGAAACAATCTTTGACGGAAACGGTGAAGCGATTGGTGTGACCGAAACCAACAGCAAGCATAGAGATGGCAAAAACCCGTTTCGTGGCAAGTTTGCATCCATTGGCGATTTGTACGACGAAGACAATGACGTCTTCATAAATAGACCACAGGAATGAAGCGGGCGCTGATTGCGCTTCCCGCCATTGTGTTTGCGTTCTGGCCTATCCAGGCGCAAGCTGAACCACAGCCCGGTCTCAACGCCGTCGGCTACACCTTCCAGCCGACAGGCATACCTGAACGCACCGATGACCTCTACCCGGTGTGCGGATCGGAGGTGGAGAACAACATCAATCGCAACTTCAACGGCGAACCATTCCAAGACTGCGGCTATGACTTTTTCATGGTTCACTACACAGGGTTCATCACCATCCCTGAACATCAGACGATTCAGTTCATGGTTGCAGCCGACGACGGTGGCACCGTAGATATCGCCGGAACAGAGTTCGGCACATGGAACCTGAAAGGCTGCCAGTGGAGCCAACAAGTCACCCTCAACGTCGAGCCTGGTTCACAGCCGTTGGACGGCTGGTTCTTTGAGTGGGGTGGCGGAACCTGCTACATGCTCGCCTGGAACATCAACAACACCGGCTGGGCCATCGTCCCCGACGAAGCATTCACCCGCAACAACACCCCACCAACCACCACCACCGAACTACCAACGACCACAACTGAAGCCGTCACCACAACCACTCAACCCGAAACCACAACGACTGAGCCCGTCACCACAACCACTCAACCCACAACCACAACAACTGAGCCAGTCACCACCACTATCGAATCAACCACCACCACAGAACTCACCACCACAACAACGACGGTCTACACGCCACCCGTCACCAGCACCACCCAACCCGAACCCGAACCCACCACAACCACGACCACCGAACCCGAGCCAACAACCACAACCTCCGAACCAGAACCGGAGACAACTACAACAACCCAGACTCCCGATCCAGTTGTTGAGACGACTCAGCCAACCGAACCTGAGCTTCCTCAATCAACAACCAGCGAACCAACACCCACAACCACAACACCCCAGGAGCCAACAGAACAGCCACAGCCAGAAGAAGAATCACAACCAGCCACCGTACTCTCCGAAGAACAAGTTGACACCGCCATCCAAGAACTCCTCCAAGACATCACCAACCTCCCCGACGACCAAATCGTTGAAGCCATCAACCAAGTTCTCGCAGCCACACCCACCTCAGAACAGGCCACCGAACTTGCCACCAGCCCACAAGTCCTCGCCGCCATCACCGAACAACAAGCCGAAGCCATCTTCGAGACCATCACCGTTGAAGACCTCACCGCAGCAGACGGTGAAGCCATCGTGGCCGCAGTTCAAGACGCACCAACCAAGGTACGCAAAGCGTTCGAGTCAGCCATCAACGTGTTCACCGGGCTGTTCGACTCGTATGTGATGATCGGTTCAACGATTCCCGTTGACGAACGTAGAACATTGGTTGCCGTCTCTTCTACACTTGTCGCAGTTGGAACGAGCCTGCGTAGACGGAATTAGAAATGTTCAAGAAAATAGGGCATGAAATCTTGGCGCTCGGCTTCACCCTCGGAGCGTCAGCAATCACCATCATGACCCTCTCAGGACCCATCCAAAACTGGGCGCTCTTCTTCACGTTCCTTTCACTGGCACTACACTTGGCAGGAACAGCAACACAGGGAGACGGAGATGACAACTGACATGGGTATCAAACAGAACGCAACCATCGCACGATTCTTGGACTTGGGCCAACGGCTCTTCTCCCTGTTCCTGGCACGAGCCCTCCCAGCCGTCACCGGTGGAGCCGTCATCGGAGTTTCAGTCAGCAAAGCCGCCATCTTGGCAGGCGCAATGGCCGTCCTCGAAGTCGTCCAAAAACTCGCCTCAGCATCAACCGACGGTGAACTCACCAGCGACGAAATCAAAGAAGCGTTCAGCAACGGCAAGAAGTAATGGCAAAACAGTTCCCCATCATCAAGGTCGTTCTCCCATCGGATCTGAAGGGATGCAAAGCAGGAGAGATTCCTGCCAACCTGCTACGACCTATTGAGGGAAAGGGAAGATTGCATCGTCTTGCAGCCGACTGCTATGAGGCTATGGATGCGGCAGCAAACGCAGCAGGTATCGACCTAGCCCCAACGTCGCAGGCTGACACGTATCGCAGTTTAGAAACTCAGGAGTACGGCTTCTATCAGCGTTACACCGATAAGCCGAACAAGAAGTTGATGAAGCAGCAGCCACGGATTTACAAAGGCAAAGCGTGGTACCTGAAGAAGGGCATGGCTCCAATGGCTGTGCCAGGTACCTCAAACCACAACTGGGGTATTGCCATCGACATTGCGAACGCCTCTGGGAAACGGTTGGACTGGTTGCTGGCCAACGCCCATCGGTTCGGATTTTCATGGGAGTTGCAAAGCGAACCATGGCATTTGCGTATGGTGTGTGGTGACCAGGTTCCCGAAGCTGTGAAGGAATGGTTGGCAAACAAGCCAGCCGACGACAATGCTTGACCAAGGCTGGGCACTCGTTATAGCGGCAGCCGTCGCTGCGGTGGGGTCAGTTCTGGTAGTGCTCATCCAACAGTTCCGGCAGGAGAATCACAGGGATCATGCGGTGGTGATGGATGCGTTGAAGCGGGTATCGCACACGATGGAACGGGTGGAAGGTAAGGTGGACTCACACATCGAATGGCACTTCAAGGAGGCCACTAATGGGAGAGTTCCTCGACGCAATAAAACAGGAAGCCGCAAAGCGTCCTAACGCTAATAAGGCCGACGGACGGCTGCGTGAGTTTCTGGGTGATTCAGGGTGGAAGGACTTTGAGAAAGCGTGCCGAGATTTGGCGCTCAACACCTCAGTCATCCACAGGGTTCTCAAATCCAAAGGGTTCTCTATCTCATATACGGCGTTGGCTCGTATGCGTGGGGAGATTCAGGAATCATGACCGCCTATGAAGAACAATCACAAATTGACGAACTTCAACGACTCCTCAAAAAAGCACAAGGAGAGGCAGCCCGAAACAAACGACGAACCGACGACCTTGTCCAAGCCATCTATCAGGCAGCCTATGAGGCGGCTAAGGGATCTGGGCGTGGACTCGCTGTCAAGCGGCCTGCCGTGGATAAACGACGCAAGGGACATGAGGTTGCGTTAGTTCACGCAACCGACTGGCAGTTGGGGAAGAAGACTGCGTCGTACAACATTGCGGTGGCGGATCGTCGCATCGCAGAGTTCACCGACAAAGTCATCTCCCTCACCGACATCCAACGCAAAGACCACCCGGTTGACGAGTGCGTGTTGATGTTGGGTGGGGACATGGTGGAGGGTGGCGGGAACGTGTTTGCGTCACAGGTTTGGGAGATTGAAGCGCACTTGTTTGAGCAGTTGTTTGAGACCGCTCGACTCATTGAACGCATGGTGCGCACCCTGCAAGCCAACTTCGCCAAACCCCTACGGGTCGTATGCGAGTGGGGTAATCACGGGAGGTTGGGTCGGTATGGTGATGGAACCTACGCCGGTGACAATGCTGACCGTATGGCCTACAAGATTGCCCAAGACCGATGCCACGACCTTCCCGTCATTTGGCAGCATTCCGACGTTTGGTATCAACAGTTCTCTGTCGGCAACTATCGGGTACTCCTCGTTCACGGCGACGAAATCAAGAGCTTCGGTGGCAACGTCCCAGCGTTCGGCATCATGCGCAAAGTCAACGCCTGGGCATCAGGAGTCATCGGAGACTTCGACGACTGCTACATGGGGCACTACCACCAAAACATCAGCATGACCCTCGCCAACGGTGGACGAGTATTCGTGTCCGGCTCAATCGAATCAGACTCCGAATACGCCAAAGAGTTCGTGGCCGCCACAGGCAAACCATCCCAACGCCTCCACTTCATCAACCCAGAACGAGGCAGCGTCACAGCAGAGTACGTCGTATGGCTGACCTGAACGAAGCCCTGTTCGCTGTCGTCACTTGGCACGACACCCACTCCGAACCCGACTGGATGGACGTCAGCGACATCGACCAAGACCCCTACGTTGTCCGATCTGCCGGGTGGCTTCTCCCCGACGCCAAAGACAACCATGTCGTGCTCATCCAAAGCATCGCCTGCGACGACGCAGTTGACAGCGTCCTGTCCATCCCCCTTGGAATGGTTGTGAAAGTCAGCATTGTGAATCGCAGCGACCTCCACTAGGGTCAACTTAGACATCACAAGGAGGTGTCCACTATGCTGAAGGACGGTCAGTCCTCTGCCTCGGCGGGCGTCAGGAGTCGACGACCCCGCACAGTTTCCTCCTTGGCTGTGCGGTTATTTACAGAAAGGGACTACCCCATGAAAGCCCTCACCATCAGCGTGATACTCGCCTGCACCGCCATCCTCGGACTTGTCCCAGCGATGGCCGTGGAAGCCCCCCAAACGCCTCCACAGCCCCTCAGAAGCGTCACCACCCTCACCCCCACCACAACCACCCCACCCCCCACCAGGAGGCCTCTGGAGGTCGCTGAAGGGCAATCATGCCCAGGTTGGATGGACGTCGCCAAGGACGCCGGGTGGCCAGAAGAAGAGCTCCCGATGGTTGGAGCCGTCACCTACTTCGAGTCCCGATGCCTCAACTCGGTACGGGGAGACAACGGCATCTCGTGGACGGCGTGGCAGATCCATACGAAATCGTGGTGTCGCCCCAATCGGTATTGGCCAGACGGTTATTTGCAAGCCATGCAAATAGTGACCACCTGTAAAGACCTGATGACGCCTGAGGTGTCTGCTCGGGCGGCGTTGGAGATTTGGCGGGTGGGTGGCTGGAAGCAGTGGACAACCCACAAACTTGCATCCACCACCTTGGGGCAGTAATCCCCTAGCGTCGAATCTGACCCACAAGGAGGGCTCATGAAACCATCAGAGAAACTGTTACTCAACGGCATGTTCATGTTCGCATGGATAGGCCTCTGGTTGATTGGACCAGAGAACCCTGACACCCCGTACACAGGATGGCAACTTGCTATCTTCGCTGTCGTGCTCGTCGCAGGATTCGTGTTGGCTGTCCGTTCATGGACACAACTGCTTCAACAACGTCACGCTGAGCGTCTCAAAGAAATCTTGGAGCGCCGTGACCGACGAACCAATCGCTAACTGGACAAACGAAGACAACGTCTTCATCGGCAGACACCCATCGTGGTACCGTCACGCAGCGTGCTACGGCAAATCAGGAGATTTGTTCTTTGAGGAAGGTGTACGGCGACTCGTCATTGAAGCCAAGTCGTATTGCGTCAAATGCCCCGTTCGTATCAACTGTTTGGAACACGCCATCTCTAATGAAGAGGTTGGTGTGTGGGGTGGGATGACAACGACTGAGCGGAGGCGTGAGGTGCGTCGTAGGATGAGGATTCGTGGCGCATCCCAATAAACGCAAAGGCAACCGAGCAGAGCTTTTAGTAGCCAAATGGCTACGAAAGTACGGATGGGTGAACGCTGAGCGGAGTCGTGCCGGTTGGACTGATGACCGAGGCGACATTGACGGCATCCCAGGTGTCTGCATTGAAATCAAAGCCGAGAAGAAGATTGACCTACCCGGCTACCTGAAAGAACTTGAGCGTGAGATGTCAAACGCACGAGCATGGACTGGTGCAGTCATCGTCAAACGGCGAGGATCAGAAGACGTAGACGACTGGTACGCTGTCCTCCCCGCCAAACTTTGGGCTGAGCTGCTCGCCATGCTTGACCAACCAACACCCCCACGCTAAGG